ATCATATAATCCAACGGTAAGCTCTGCCGCCACATCAGCTGCAAAAGCAGTTCCTCTATTATCAGCATTTCCAGGAGCTCTTGACGGCATATCAGTTTTAATATTAATAACTTTTTTATTAAGATCAGAGTTTTCAAACATATCAGAAATATATTTTTGAACTGTATCGGTTAGAGCTTTAAAACTATCTTTAGTCTTATAACCACTAACAAGTTCAACTCTGTCGCCTACGAGAATACCTCCATTAGTCATTCTTTGCGTAGTACTTTCGATTAGATTTAAAAATTTACTTGGCATATTATTATTTATTGTTTTAGGTTAATAATTCTATAGCATAAATATAATTACCATGGCAGAGATTAACTTAGATATTCTGGAAAAGCCTAATGCTAGTAGAGATGATAATGAAATCTTTACAGATTTGCGTTTAGATCTAAAATTAGACTTTACAAGAAATGATGAACTTAGAAAAGAAAATGAAATTAGAGATATAGTTTCCGATAAAAATGTTGGAGCTATAAAAAATGCTTTTATAAGTTTATTAACTACATCTCCGGGTGACAAAATTTTAAATCCTAAATTTGGTATTAATTTTGGAGATATGTTGTTTTTACCGGTAAGTGAGCCGAGAGCCGACTCTATTGGTAAAAGAATTATTGAAACTATAGAAAAATTTGAACCAAGAATAAAATTAGTAAATCTTTTTATTGTGCCAGTTATCGAGCAACAAGAATATATTGTAGAATTTGTATATACAATACCCAGATTTAATAATGAGCGTTTAAATCTTAAAGGCACTTTATCTAGAACTGGTTTTTACGTTTAAATAGTGACTACCGTCTATAAATATATATATGGCGGAAAATAACGTTAACACAGATTTTACTTTACCGAGAGATGCTTACGCAACATTTGATGCGATAACATTAAAGCAATTAATAAAAAATAGACTTACGGCAGGTGGAGTTTTTACCGATCAAGACTTTGAGGGTAGTAATCTATCTGCTATTATTGACGTAATCGCTTTTTCTTATCATATGTCTCTGTTTTATTTGAATCAAACAGCTTCAGAAGCTTTATTTGATCAAACTACAGTTTATGAAAATATGAATAGAATAGTTAAACTGATTGGATATCATCCAGTAGGCTATAAAACTTCAGTTCTTTCGTTTGATGCAAATGCTTCTGTGGCTCTTGCTCGTAATATCTATACAATCAAAAGATATTCTTATTTTACTGTAAATGGTATTAATTTTTCCTTTATTAAAGATGCAGTATTTAACAAGTTAACCGTAGATGCTGAAGAATTAGAAAGTTTATCAAAAAATAATCTCTTATATCAGGGTAAGTATGTTGAACACCCAGTTCAAGTAGCTTTAGGAGAAGATTTTGAAAATATTATCTTAACTGTTAAAGATAATATTAACAATAAACCAGTTAACATAGAGCAATCATCTATAAATGTTTATATACAAGATTTTAATACGAATAAATTTATAGAATTTGTTGAAGTAGATTCGATTTTCGCCGGAAAGCCAGATGATACTATTTTTGAAAAACGATTAAATGAAAATGGATTTTATGAAATAAAATTTGGTAACGGTGTTAATGGAGCAAAACTTAATGCTGGTGATAGAGTTTTAATTTATTATTTACAGAGTGACGGTCTTGCTGGTCAAATATCTCCTAATATATTAAACAACGGAGAATTTAATGTATATACCACAACACAGTTTGAAAATATTTCGAAAGATATATTCGCTAGTGATACTTTGGTGCTTACACAGCAACTAGCGCAGAATATTACTTTTACAAATAGTGTTGCTTCCACATTACCAGCTGATATTGAGAATGTAGATCAAATCAAAGTTAATGCACCAAAAGCTTTTAACGCACAAAAAAGAATAGTTAATAGTAATGATTTTCTATCTTATACAAGTTGTTAATAATACGACCTATCTAGATACATTAATAAAATACTATTATGACTTAGGTCTTGAAAGACCTAACGATGATTCTCGCTTCGCAATTAATCAGGTTGACTTTGCTCTTTCTTCCCAGCTTAATAATTTATATGCATTTATGGTACCTCGAGTGCAATCTGTTGATAATGATAATAATCTTTATTATCTAACCGAATCGCAGAAAGCTGATATTGTTGATAGCGCACGTGACCAAAAATTATTGAACTCTGAAATTATTCCTCAAGATCCGATATACAATGCATTAGGTATTGGATTAGAAATTCGCGGCGAGATTCCAACCGTTGCGGATCTAAGCACATCCTTCTTAGTTGTTGAGCGTCTTGTAAATGATAGAGTTAGTACAACAGCCATTCAACAACAAGTAGCAAGTATTTTTAAAGAGGAATTTAGTAATGAAAATTCAACTTTAGGAATGGTTGTAAATTATAATTTTCTAACTACTAAAATTCTAAATATACCTGGAGTTATTAGATTGAGTACTAGACGGGTTGATAGTGCGGGTAATACTATACGCTCAGTGCCGTTTTTAAATATGTATAGCTTTAATGCAGCATATCCAGAGGTTGATATTGAAAGCTCAGCATCTAATATTACACTACCTATTTTTAAATATCCTTTTATATATAACGGTACAATAGAAAATAATATAATTGTAGAAACAGTAGATTCATAATATGCCAACTACTTCTTTAACAGATTCATTTCATAGTTTTGCCCGTGACTATTCAACTATACCACTGGTTAACTTACCTATTAGGTATATAGACCCTCAGTTTCCAGATCATCTACATGAATTTACTGCACCGGGGGGTGTAAATACAGGAATTAAAGTATATACGAATCCTCAAGATACTATTCAGTTTTATCCAGATTTTTTTAATGTTGTAACGGGTACTGAAAGATATTCTAATACTGGTCAATTAACTGGGGCCTTATCAGCTACGCCCTTTATAGACAATTATAGATACTTTTTTGATTTTGGTGACGGTACAACTTCAAGCGATTTAACTGCTAGTCATAATTATAAGGTACCAGGAACATATGAGGTCACCCTTGTATGTGTAGATAGTGCAACTAATTTTTATAGAAGCACTACTACAGCAACTATTTGTGCTGTTAATGTTGTACCTGATGCTATATATCTGAACTATGCTCATGGTATACAATTTGATACAAGCTCTATTGCTAATAGTGCTTTAGCTTCTCAATTTAAAAATCCTATTTTTGTAACTAGATATAACTCCTATCAGACCTACCCAGCTGTTTCAGCTAATGGGTATACTGTAAGATTATCTGTTTCGGGCAATCGAAGCGAAATTATGAAAGCGGAAAAATACTATAGTGATAGTAATGCCCATTTAAGAAAATATGCTGCATTTGGTCAAGAACTAGACGGGCAATTTACAATTGTTGATACTGTATCCACTACTATGACAAAAATATATGGCCAGAGACAAAGAATCTCTGATGCTTTACCTGACTGGTTTCTGTCAACTGAGCCAACACAAGGATCAATATTTTTAGGAACATCAGGATTTGGACATTTCTATTATTACGAAGATTAGAGGAGTTATTAAATAAACATATGGGTACTCATAATACACTAATATATGCAACGTTTGATCCCGTGCCTTTTACGGATCCTGAGAGCGAGTATTATAATGTACAACAAGATAGCCATGTTTTTGGTCTTAACATTAACCCGGCAACTATAAGTTTTTCAGTATCAGCTGGCTCTCCCACTGCATTCATAAAAGAAGAAGAAAGTTTAAAATTTACTTCTAATGGTATATATACATTTAAAGACCCAATTACATCATTTGAAATACCTAAAATAAATTATGTTGGTCAAAATATATATTTTACAGCCACATTAGTAGGTCTTTCATCCGAAGGATTTTTACCTAAAAAACGTTATAGAAAGCTTTCAAAAGATGTAGGTTTGTTTGAAACCCATCCAGTTGATAGAGCTGTTGTAACATTAGAAGATCCAGAATACCCGGTATTTATCGTTTCAACTGTAGATGGTGAAGAATTAATTATTGAAGAAACTGACCTTTTCTGTCAACTAGCTATTGGTCAAGGCAATTATGAGGATGAAATAGAGCTAATACCAGGTAATTTAACCTTTTTTGATACTACTTTTGGTATACTTTCAACTGAATACGGTGGTGGTTATTTGAGAGGATCAATCAATAGTAGCGTAAGTGCTGAAAATGCTCGTATTTTTGTAAGATACAAAACTGACACAATGACTGAGGCTATAACAGGCTTATCTCCTTATTTTAGTATTTACCCTAATAAAGGACTATTTGATTTACGTAAGTGTGGTGAAGATAATGATCAAACCCAAAATTATAAAGATTTAATTTATCAAGAAATCCTTAATAATAAGTCTGCATTCTTTGACGATTTTCTTGGTCAAATTGTTGGTGATAATAAGGGAGATGTTAATACTTTAGGTATACAAGTACATGCAAAAATTGAAGAATTTGTCTCAAATATTGGTGATATTGATTATGCGAATTTAAATTCTTTAAGATCGTTAGTATCTGAACTTGATATGTCC